TGCCTTTATATAAGCCTCTGTTCAATACAGTTACATTCACAATACCGCCTGTTGAATTGACGTATATTCTTGCATTTGCACCAATGTTATCATCACCAGCACCAGTAAATTGAATGAAACCATTTACACCATGAGCATTAGTGTTTGCAGTAATTGAAACGACTTGTGCGGACTCTGGTGGATATGTTTCAACAGCAACAACAGCAGCACGTGTAGGATTACCACCAGAGAACGTCAGAACTCCATTTGAATGCCCATTACCAGTGCTTGTGATAGTAGCAGTGGCAATTACGACATTTGGATTTGTATTCGGTGTTGCTGTTGGATTACTCTCATATAAGCCCGAATCATTAACAATAAACGTATTGATTACAGTGTTTGGATGAACAATCACTTGAACGTTTGCATCTCTCAGTGGTGAACCACCGGAGAAAATCAACCATCCATTCGCATAACCTTGACCAGGATTTGTAATTGTAAAACTGTTTGCGTACAACACTCTATGTGGATTTGACGCTGGCAAAGCAATAGGTACTGAAGAATATAAACCACCAGAAGTGAGTGTTAGTGTTCTAAGTGCGCCATTTGATGCATGTACTTCAACTTGTGCAACTGCTTCAATTGATGCATCTGAACCCGAAAATGTTATTGAACCATTTTCATATCCAGAACCGCTTGCAGCGATTGTCAAACTCGTTACTTGCCCACCACCACCTGAGAAGTTGAGATAACCATTTGAATATCCAGAACCCGAATTTGCAATTCTCAGATTTGAGATATTAGACGATGTAATAATTTGTGTATTGCTGACGATGGTATTAATCTTTCTCATTTCACCATTTACAGCAATCATTGAACCCAGTGACAGTATGCCTAAGGTGTTTGCAACATTAAATTTGGTATTCGTGCCAACAACCAATGCTCTACCGTTGCCGACATTAACTGTACCAGAAATACTGTTTACCTTTACAGTTTCAACTGCAACGTCATTGAGTTCAATAATATTTTGTTTATTATAGAGTGAGTAATTGACTAAACCAACAGGATGCAGAAGTTGCTTCAACATTGATTTGTATTTACTGAATTCTACTTGTGAAGAAATCACATACGAATAATCCACATAATAGTCTTCACCTTGAATCTTTCTTTCAAATGATGAGATGATAGAATCACTTGTTGTCCAACGACCTGGAGTAGAAACATATGAACGTTCAATCTCTGCATTTGCGGTTGCAGTTCCATCGCCACCCGAAACACTTACAGTTGGAATATATTGATAACCGCTGCCAGGATCAATAACTTGAATTGAAGTAATTTGCCCGTTTGCGCCAAATCCATCAACAGACAATCTTTCATTATCACCAATAAGAGAATTAATTTCCACACTTGCGCTAGAACCTGTTGATGAACTAACTGTGATTGATGGAAAATTGTTCTGCGTATAGCCATAACCACCTAACGGCCAACGATTATAAACACCAATTCTTCTGTTAGTGGCTGAAAAATTAAATACAGAATCAACGACAACTGTTGTGTCTGTTGGAATTGAAGTTACTGTTCTTGATTCATTGTTGATGTCTACTTTATCACCAACAAACAAGTCTTGTTGAAAGAGTGTGCTTGTTCCAGTAATTTCATTACATGCAGCAGTAACACTACCAGTACCTCTAATTCTTGAATTGGCTGAATCAATCCTTGTAATTGCACCTGTGCTTGCTGCAACATTACCAACGACAGCAGCAGCATGTTGCCCATAAGTTCCTAAAGGATTTGCACCAAAAACAATTTCGTCACCGATTCTATAGTTTGTACCACCGTCATTAATTTTGTAGCGGCCTATTGATCTTAAACTTTTTGAAAATCTTTTTTGTAAACCTATACCATATTCTGCACCAGCAGCATCAAGAACAATTTGATTTTTCTCACTCAAAGGTATCGTTGTTGATAAAATTGAGATATTTGAAATTGGACCAACTTGAATTGTAATAAAATTCAATGCATCATCTATAGAGTTTGCTGCACTGATATTTGCTTTTCCAAAAACGGAACCAAAGTTTGAAGTGTTTACATAAACTGTGCCTACGTTTAAACTTAAATTTGAAACAACATCAGGCGAAATTGTAAATGTATTTGCTGCATTTGCACCAGAAATATCAATAGCATCAACAACAACAGACATAAAAGAAAGTGCGTCATTTCCACTCACAGAAATTGGTGAAGAAACGGTAAATACCGCGCCACCATGATGCACTAATCCAGAGTCAACTGCACCAGAAGAAATACTTGCTACGGTACCAAAAGCATTTGACGATGCATTACCACCTATAACCGAAACCAAATCGCCCACGCTATGATTGTTTCCGGCATTGATTACGTTAATTTTTCTTATGATAGAAAATGTTGATGCACGTAAATCAATTGTGACACCATTTGTCTCATCAAGAACTGGTATTGATACAACTTCTCCATTTAAAAATGAGCCTATTAAAGAATTTTCATTTAATCTCAGTTCAATTGGAAGACCTAGAGTAAATGCATCCGAAATAATTCTTTGCAAAGCAACTTCAACAATTGCGGTTGCACCAGAAGTTAGTCCTGTAACTTTACGATTATTTAAAAGATTTGCATTAAAGTTTAAATATCTTGCAGTAATGATGGCATTATTTGCTGGTGCAGAATAAAAAACTAATCTGCGATACTCTTTGTTAATAAAGTAATCAACTTCTGGTGTTTTTAAAACATTATCAACAAAAATGTCTACTTCATCAACACCAACTTGTTTTGCAAGATAAAATACTTTTTTGGTGCCATCACCAATATAACGACTTGAAACATCTTTATTAATTCTTAATAAATTATCTACTTGCCACTTACTTGCTGATGCACGAAGAACGTTATTTTTCGGTAAAATAACTTCAATATCTTCACCAAAAACTAACCGGAATAATAATTTAAAAGAGTTCTCTCCACCTTTAGAACGATAAATGTCTGTTAGATGTTTGAAAAGGAGTGCTTTATTTGATTGTACACTGAGTGGAATTAAAGCAGCATAAGTGTTATAAAAGTTTTTCTCAAATTCTTCAATAGAGTCATCAACATCTTTAATGCTTCTTAAAGTTTTTGCTTTAGTAATTAAATTGTTTGACGTTACCGTTGTATTCGGCTGAGCCTCTAAAAACTCATAGTACGCTTCTAAGAACGTAATGAATTTAGGATATTCATCTGCTATGAATTCCGGAACTTGTCTTTGAACAAATAAGGATGTTTTTAAATCTGCCGCTGACATTACACAGTCTCTAACGTTGTACTAATTGAGGTTGGATCATCTTGATCAATCGTAATAATAGTGTTTTTTGATGAACTTATAATATCTTTTTCAGATTCAATCGTTAAACGAATTTGCCCATCGGCCGATTCAATGTTCTTAATCAAAATATTGGAAATGGTGATGACGCCTGCATCATAATCTATTTCTCCTGCGTTTTCATCAACCACTTGCCTCTGAGCAAAAGAATCATAATAAACGGTGCGAATTGTTCCCACTCTTCCATCAATTATGGCAGTAGCTACAGCACCAGAGCCTCCACCACCGGAGATTGTTACTGTAGCACGTGTATAATCAATACCACGATTAACTATATCTATTCTTTGAATTTGACCATTTAAAATTGTTGCAGCAGCAGTTGCACCAGTACCGTCACCATTAATCGTAATTGTTGGCGCTGAGGTGAATCCTGAACCTGGATTTACCACTTGTATTGATGAAATGCCGGAAAATGATTGGGGTATTTCATCAAATTGAACTGTTTGATCCACACCATTTGAATCCGCAACAGTAAAATAAGTTGACGTTAATTTATTACCAATAGTGCCTCTACGCAAAGGTACATTAAAATTAATAGTGTATGGTGTAGAAGCGTTCAATGTTGGTGTAAATCTTTTTTGTAAACGAACGGACACACTAGAACCAATAATTGAATTTGTGTCTACTTTATCTATGCTATCTTGTACCCGCGACAAAATAAATTGTGAATCAAATTTGTCAAGATTAGTTGTTTTGTAGTTTAAAATGGAATTTCGGATAGAAGTTTTTAACTGATCTTCTGTTTGTGTTGTTTTAGACTTTGTGTATCTAACCGACGAAACAAGTTTTAGATAGAGATACTCTGGATCACGAATAACGGTTTGAATTGCGACGATGGCTTTTGGTTTGATAATTTCATCAATAATTCTTTGTTTTTCGGTATCAGAAATATAGTAACCCTCTTTAGGATTCAAAGCAATGTAGACGATACCAAACTTTGGTGGCGATTCATCTTCACCACCCCAAACAGAAACAGAATTGACCGCTGGATAACTTTTTTGAATATATGCTTCATAGTCAGAAAAAGTTACCAAACGATTCTGCGTTGTATATTGTAGAGGTGCGGCAAATTTTATATTGTCTACAGATTCTCTTTCAGCACCGCCGGCCGCTTCACTAACTGGATCAATAATGAAATCTGTTTGAGAACCACCTAAAGAATCAACTAATGCATCAGTTGCGACAAAGTTGTTTGCTTTATTTGCGGCGTCACCGTTTGTTACCAAATATTCTACTGCAACAATTGAACCATCAGGTATTTTTTTACCTATTACATCATCACCAAAATAAATTGCATATTGTTGTGATTTATTTTCTTGTAAATAAAAAACTTCAGCCTGTGTTGACGTATTAGATGCGTCTGAAGCAAGTGTGTAAACAACAGTGTCCGTATTTTCGGGCGATGGCTGCACAGTCACAAATAAAGTTGATGTATCCACATCCGTGTCAGGCAAAACAAATAATTGTTTTGGGTTTGTTGAATCATTTTGAGTAAATGAATAAGTTACCAGTTGCCCTTCGTAAATTGGTAATTCAATAAAAGAGAAGTCTGTATTTGCTTTTGTTGATGTGTTCTCCGACAGTGTAACGAAGCTATAACTCACACCATCAATATCATCTGATAAAAATCTGAAACCCTTTGGTACAGTAACAGTAGATGCGGTCGTTGTTGCGGTATTTACAGTAAAGTTAATTACTGCTCTGGCAGATTTGCGTGAATAAGGAACATAACCTAAAGTTTTAGCGTGTGATACAACAGAATCACGAAGCAAAGCGGTGTCCATGAATGCTTCATTTGCAATCATGTTCAAATAGTATGCTTGATAATGAGTATTATAAGCAAGAATATCTAAGAGAATATTTAATCCAGAACCCTCAAAGTCGTAGTCGGTAAACTCGGCTTGTTGATTCAAAAATGTTTTTAAATTGTCCTTGATTGTGTCAAAATCAAGTTCGGTTACTTTTAAACGATCTGCCATTTTTATCTAATTCTCTCTAAGAAGAAATCAATGGTAATTGGGTTTGGATTGTTGATGACGAAGAAAGTCATTGATATACTGTAACGATTATCATCCGGATATGCTGTAGCCGTAATGTTTTCAATTTCTACTCTGGGCTCATAGTTCAATATTGTTTCTTGTATTGCTCTTTCAATTTGCGCTGAGATAATCGGATCTACATTTTCAAACAACAAATTTCTCAAACCACTACCAATTTGAGGTCTGAACGGACGCTCAAAGAAGTTAGTTGAAATTAAGTTTTTTACTGAGTTAATTACAGCATATTCATTCAAATGTTTCGTTACATCTTTTTTGACTGGATGAACATTAAAAGACAGGTCTAAGTCTCTGTAAACTCTCTCAGATTGTATAAGCGGGTTTTTAGATTTTATTGTGCTAGCCATCTTTTATTTATTCTGCCTAAAATACGTTTTTGAGTCAAGTGTTTGATTTAGGAAATTGATTTTTAACTGCACTTATTACAGTTTGCCAGTTGTTGGTTCCATTAACTTTGTCCCAATACAACATGTCCAGTTGTTCTACTATCGCAGGATAATTTTTTGCCCTTTGACGTTGATACTCTAATGACTCATATTCTGCTTGTAAACGAGATGCCTCCGCTGAGATTTCTTCTTCGGTAGGTTGTGGATTTATCGTATCTAGCCAAGTAATACCATCATAAGTATTACCATCAACTGTCCACGCCGAATTGGGTCGTAAACTCAATAATGCTTTTGTGATATCCATTATACTGCTATCTCCATCAATGTAATTGTAGACACTGGCACAGCATCATAGTCATTTGCAAGAACTTGAAACGCTCCTGATCTGTTTAGAAAAACAGCTGGTGCGGAACTATAACCACCTAATTGAACTTGATATGTAATAGCAGAAGTAGTGGCGGGTGAATCTTGATGTGTTCCAGCCAAAGATGATATGTTATATTGTGAAGCACTAGCACCTACGTTATACATATTAATTGTTCCTGTGCTTCTGGGTCTACCACCTTCAGCATCTCCTACCACTGGAAAAGAAGTTACTCCACCAACCGTTTTCTTTAATCTATATGTTTGTTGATATCCAGAACCCGTTGTTTGTGAACCAACATATAATTGAGTTAGAATTAATATTCTACTTGTAGATAATGTTGGAGTAATAGTTGCTGACAATCCAGTAACATCAACAAAATAACCTCCGTTATCAACCACAGATGTTCCAGTAAACGAATTTGTTTTAGTTGTGTGTACAACTTGTAACACAGCACCAGGATAAATCACTTTTCCTGTAACTGATATGTTTCCTGTAATTGTGTTTCCGTTTGTAGCAGCACGTTGTAAAGTCGTATCAAATCGCAAGTCACGAAAGTTCTCATCCATTTCTGAATAAGTGAGTGCTGTTCCTTTTGTGCTTCTAAGAGTTATTGTCATTTTAAATTTTCTTAATTCGGATTGTTTGTATCACCATTATCTGCCCAATAGATGCCAATATATGCATCAAAAATTGAGGTCACATAGCCAGGATTATTCTCAACATAGTCAAAACCAAAATATTCAAAAATTTCAGTTTCTTCTTTAGTCGGTTGACTTGTAAAAGTGTATCCTGATGCTGCTAATTCTGCCATTTATCCTCCAGCAAATACATTTGGAGAACCAGACACTGAAGCGTTTGGTACCCAACTATCGTGTCCGCCAGTTGAATCACCTTGACGATGAACACCAATGCCATTCACAAATACACTACCACTTGCACTTGTTGCTGGATCACCACAAGCAGTTTTGTCACCAAGCCTAACTGCTGCTGAATTATTTACAAAAACATTTGGTGAACCTTCAGCATATGGTGTTTGATGATATGGTGTTGGTAATGGGCTAGCATGACCAATGTGTTTATCTTTTCCAACTCTGCTGATACCTGGCATTTTTATTCTCTTTAATTCAAATTAATTGTTTTACCGTTAATTCGGATATCACCAGTTACATTCAAATCATAATTACCATCAACATATATTGTAACATCACCTCTCACGTAAACTTGTTCGTTACCAACTACAACTTCAAATTTATTTCTTTGTATTCTTTCTACTCTGTCACCATCAGGTCCCCATTCTGTATATGAACCTGACCGATGATAGATGTGAACACGTTCAGCATTCTTCGTATCATCAAACTCTAATGCATGACCAGATTCAGATTCATACACACTGTTATATGGATACTGTGCTGCATAATAAGGTGCTGGCTCAACCTTGCTTGCACGTTTACTTTTCTTTGCTGCTACAATCTCTGATGGATAATCAGAATCATTTCTTGCAAGTCGTGATGTTGTTGGCTCATCTAACTTGCGTGGATAATTTGTTGCTGACTCATAAGGTTTAACTGGTGCAGTAGAAAGTTGTGTACCGGTTCTTGGATCATTAAACGGTTGCTGTGGATTTGCAGCTTTCAAAGGTATGCTAGGAAAAGAACCCAACATGACAGGCTGTTGAGCATTTTCTGCATCAAGAAAAAATCCAAAAACCATATCGCCTTCTTTTGGCGCATAAACTACACTTGTGTTTACGGGCACACTTGGTATAGCCCACGGTAATAAATCAGTGGGTAATTCCATTTTATTTGGTGAATGCCAACCCAAACAGCGCACACGACAACGACCCAGTTTCAAAGGGTCTTTACGATCTTCAACAACACCTGTCCACCAAATAAAGCCGTCTTTACCAGCAAAATTCTTTTTACTTTCTATCATTTTGCTCCAGTAATTTTACTATAAACCTTCATTGCTTCAATTTGCCCTTGAGTTGTAGAAAGTTTTCTATTATCAATAGTTGAGTCTGTAGCAACTTCAATGATTGTAATTTGACGACGTAAACTAATAATGTGTCTTGTTCCTGTAATGATATATCTTCCTGTCAAACTTCTGTCAAAACCTGGATCTTCATTTCTCGTACTTGCGCCAAAACCTGGTGTGACAATATTTACAATGTATCCAGAAGAAAGCTGAAAATTACCAGGCATAACAATTCGTATTCTTTTTTCCATTAATCTGGATAGTATTGCTCTTCTTTGTTGTAAAAATAACTCCTGAGTTTCGTTTTCAGAAATGATCGTAGGATTTTTCTTTTTTACATACTTACTGTCTCTTTGATTTTTACTGTTGACACTCAATACTTGATTTGCATTAAAATTTGTTTTATTTGATGTGCCATTTTTGTTGATAATTGTAGAGCCTATTTGATTATCATTTGCGTGTTTCATTGAATTAAATGTTTGATCACCGCTGATAGGCAATTCTCCCATTGTTCTTGTGATTGGATCAAAACCAATAAAGACACCCGAATCAACGCCATTCTCAAGTCTTGTTAATGTGTCTGTTTGAGACAACACTTCAAATGCCCTTGCTCTACTCAGTTCGGAAAAAGACGAATCTGGTTCAAGATTTTTTGGTGCAAAAGTAATGTCTAAGATTGGATCTTGTGTAAGTAATCTAGACAGTGAACAAAAATTATACCCCGATACATTTGAAAAGAAAACAAAGTCTGGAACATTTTGTGTATTCAATGCTCTCTTTGCACACCACTCTAACGTAGAAAGAGCCGGTATGTTTGGAGGTATAATTCGTCTTATGCCTGATGATTCTTCTATTCTACCTATTTGTTTTAAGTCTAAACCTAAACCGATTCTTTTATCTGTTAGAATATCTTGAGCAAATTTAGAATATTTACCTTTAAAACCTTTTGCAATCTTATTTTGTTTGGAAACAATTAACTCATTAGCCACAAAATGTATAATATATGATTCACTAGAATTATTCAGATTTTTTCTATTTGTAATTGAGTAAATCGTAAAAGTTTTTTTAAATGTTGCTATGTCACTATTGGGACTTTTTGTTATATAAAACTGAATCGTATCATTTTCTGGGCGTAACCTCTCAATTAACTTTGCAGTATCAGTAATTACAACTTCACCAGAAGAAACAGGTAAAAGTAAATTATCATAAAAGTGTATCTCTTCAATCAGATTGGCTATGGCTATTGGTCCACCCTTAGATTGAATGGCTGCTTCTTTTATAAAAAATTGTGTAGATTCTGATAAATTCATTGTGGGTTTATAATAACTCTAAATTCTTCCATAACAATCGGAACAAATTCCGATTTTAAAAGTCTAATTGATCTTTTCGTTTCATTCTCTTGTGTTTCATATTCATAATAAGTCAATTTCTCTTTTGAAATTGCTTCATTAACTTTTTTACCATTGCTTAAAGTATACTCTGTCGTTGATGCCACTACATTAGCATAAGTGTTTGCTGTAACTCTGACTTTTTCAATTATAGTTTTGTCATCTACAGTTAAAGCAGAAAGAGCCCGTGTTGTCAATTTATAATATGAGTGTACATTATTTTGGCTTTGTGACCATGTTAAACCCGATTGAACTGTGGCGTTTGCTGCACCATTTGCTGCATATTTTTCACTAACGTACTTAATAAAATTAGGATATGTCAAAGGCCAGTCATATTGTGGATCAATGATGTCATTAAACAGAAGAACGATCCAATGTTTTTCTGGATCACCATAATACTTTGTTGCTATTGACTCTGGTGTGTCACCGTCTTTTATATCATAACGATAAAATGCCGATGAATTTTCTTTAAGAGAAGATTCAAAACCAAATCGTGCAATAATATTGGTAACAGTATCTAAGTTGTTACCGTTATCATCAGACGTATAAAGGGTTAGTGGAAAATAATTGAAGTAATTTGCCATTTTTTATTTCGTATATTTTGGATTAGCAAAAATACCTTGTTTCTTTTGTTCAACGGTAGCATTGTAAGATGACACCATACCAAAATCTTCTTTTGTGATAAATGTTGTCTCTTGAAATTGCAATGTCATTTGAATTGCAACTGGCATACCAGTTCTACCTAAAGCAGCAGAGTTTTCTCCTACTGTTTCATATGTGGAAAATCCTCTAGGCGCATAGTTGATTTGAACATTTCTTAAAACGCATGTAGCAATTGGAGGTATGTTAGGATTCTGTCTACCCGCATAGAAAAATTTAATGTCAAATTCCGACGGAGGTATCAGCAAACCAGTTTGTTGTGATATACCACCCATTAATTCTGGTGCTTGATGAAAACGAAAACGTTCAATAATTTTTTGCACTTCAAATGCTTCTCGTTCACTTCTTGGATAAAACATAAACTCAAACTGAAATGAACGAAAATCTGGTGCAGTATAAATCAACTCAATCATTGGATTGGTTATACCACCTGTTGCAAAGTATGCACCTAAACGAGAAACTTTATCACCTATACCCGCTTTTTGTGCTAGACTTTGTGCTGCCATTGAACCTAATCCAGATTTTGCCGCAGCATTTAACACACCTCTTGTGTCACCCGCTTTTATCGCAGCAACTAAATTTGGTGCAGCAATCATTGCTTGACCCAAAAGTTCTTCACCAGGACGAACATCATTATAACTTGCCGTTGAATCAAAGTTCAAAGTGTCTGGCATATACATAGCAATCGCTTCACTTGTCAATCGCGTTCTTACTAAAAAAGCACTGCCAGCAGCAGTTGATGCGTTTTTATCTGTGATTGATTTTATTGATTGTTCTACTGTACCTTTTTCATCTTTTAATTGTTCTTGTGGTTGAGGACCCTTTACAAATCCATCAATTTTACCTGATATTTTTCCAACAGTGCCACCGGCTCCAAATTTTTTAGTTAAAGATGATGTGCCTTTTGAAACTAGATTGGTCAACTTTGAATTAATTGTATCTGCAAAAGTCTCTTTACCCGCAACAACTCCACCACCCGTAAATTCTTGTTTTTTACTCAGAGCATTAAAGACTCCTTGCTCTTGTTCTTTTGAGAAGGTTTGCGCGCCTCTAAGTGATGCGCCATATGCTGTATTTTTTTGCTCACGAACAAAGAACACCATGTAGTGTCCTTTATCAGCACTTCCAACATCAAGAGGATATTTTAGAGTAGTTTTTTCAAACGGCGATCCTTCTAGTGCAGCAAGCGGACCAAAATTCCTAGATTCTATTTGATTGAATTTGATGTCTGTAAGACCGAAGAAAGCCATGAAGATTCCTTGTTAGTTGACTAGATAGTATTTATGTCAAACAAAGGTAGATTTAGACCGAAAAACCCACAAAAATATAAGGGTGATGCAAATAACATCATCTATAGGTCTACGTGGGAGATAAAGGTAATGAATTATTTAGATGAGAATCCGAACGTCATTTGGTGGGGTTCGGAAGAACTTCCCATACCTTATTTCAATCCTATAGACAAAAGAAAACATCGGTACTTTCCAGACTTCATCGCAAAGATGCGTAAATCTGATGGTACGGTTATGACTTATGTGATTGAAGTTAAACCAGAAAAACAAACACAACCACCAACACAGAAACGAAAGACTAAAACATATCTACAGGAAGCGGTAACTTATGAAATCAACAAAGCCAAGTGGTATGCCGCTGAAGAATTCTGCAAAGATCATGGCTGGCAGTTTCAGATTTTAACTGAAAAGCACTTAGGTATAAGATAAATATAAGATGACGAAACGACTCATTGATAGAATCCGCGAATCTCTTGCAAAAAAAGGATATGCTCCACGTTCACGTGAAGCACGTGCGTGGCTTAGATCCAAAGTTCCATCACTCAGACCAACAAAAGGTGATCTGATGCGTGATCGTGAACGACTAAGAAACCAGTCTATCATTGGTCGTATGTACTTTTATTATTACGATCCAAAGACGAAAGATTCGTTGCCATATTACGACAGGTTCCCATTGGTAATTCCAATAGAACGATACTCAGACGGGTTTTTAGGGTTGAATCTACATTACATTCACCCAAAGCGACGAATCATTCTTCTAGACAAATTGAGTGTTATTTTGAACAATCGTGATTATGATGAAACAACAAGGTTTAGAATTAGTTATGATTTTTTGAAAAGAGCATCAAAAATCTACGAAGCAACACCATGCATCAAACGATATTTGTCTGGTCATGTGCAGTCTAGATTTTTAGAAATTACAGCAGACGAATGGGACATTGCTGCTCTGTTACCAGTAGAATCGTTTGCAAAAGCAACGGCTAGCAAAGTCTGGTCAGAATCAGAGGATAAATTTTAATGACATTTTCACCTAATTCATTTCTATCAAACATCAATGCTAAAGGTGGTTTGGCAAAGCCATCAAGGTATCAAGTAATATTACCTATACCCCCATACATAGCACAGTTTGTAAAAAACTCTTTGATAGAAAAAATTTTGAATCTACCAAATTCAATTGTATCAGATGTTAGTCAAGCAATTAATGATGCATTGGGTTCTGGTGGAGGTGCAAGCAGAAGTGCAAATCCGACAATGACAAGGTACTTAGCCCTACAATGTGAATCAGCAGAACTGCCTGGTAAAAATCTAGTCACAGACGATGTAAAGATTTATGGTCCTACATTTAAAGTACCATATCAAACACAATATGCAGAAACAACACTGACTTTTATTTGTACAAACGATTTCTATGAGCGCAAGTTATTTGAACGCTGGATGGAAGCAATCATGCCCACAGATACAAACAACTTGCGTTTTCCTAAAGGTGAAAACTCAAAGTACATGACTGAGATTACAGTCAAACAGTATAACGATGATGTTACACAAATTTTTGGTGTAAAACTGATTGATGCATTTCCAATTAGCATTGCAGCACAGCAATTAAGTTGGGGCGACGATAACTTTCATCGTCTTGCTATTCAGTTTGCATATCAAAGATACGAAGCACTTACTGAAAGTTCGGTTGATCTTGGCGAAACAATCACAAGTCTTGCACTTGGTGCCGGCGGCGCAGCATTCAGAGCATTTTAATTTTTTAATGAGGATATTATGTTACCTAAAATAGACGTTCCAATTTATGAAACTCATCTAATTTCAAATGGAGAACTCATTCGGTTCAGACCATTTTTAGTCAAAGAGCAGAAATTATTTTTGATGGCAAGTGAATCTGAAGATCAAAAAGAAACCATTAACACAATCAAACAAGTGTTAAGAAACTGTATTCTTGATGAGATTGATGTAGACAAGATGGCTACATTTGATATTGAGTATGTGTTTCTTCAATTAAGAGCAAGATCGGTTAGTGAAATTGTCAATCTAAAATTTACCTGTAATAATAACATTGACGAAGAAAAGAAGTGTGGTAATACTGTACAAATTGATGTAAACATGTTAGACATCAAGCCAGAATTAAACAAAGATCACAAAAACAAAATTGAAATTACCGATAAAATTGGTATTGTGATGAAGTATCCTACATTCGGTTCAGTTAATTTAGCTGATCTAAATGCTGAAGACATGGATCAAATTTTAGATGTTATCGTATCATGTATTGATTACATTTACGATGATGAACAAGTTTATCATGCAAAAGATACATCAAAGAAAGAACTATTGGAGTTTGTTGAAAACTTAAAACAGACTGATCTGGAAAAGATGTCTGAATTTTTCAATACACTACCAAAAATAAAGAAAGACGTAGATTTCAAATGTAACAAGTGTGGCTATAACGAAACATTACACTTAGAAGGAATTCAAAGTTTTTTCGGATAGCATTTAGTCATGAAACATTAGGTAATTATTTTCAAACTAATTTTGCGTTGATGCAGCATCACAAGTATAGTTTGACTGAATTGGATAATTTGTTACCTTGGGAAAAACAAGTATACATTGATTTGCTATTGAAGTTTTTAGATGAAGAGACTGAACGAATAAAAGAAGAAAAACGGAGAGCAGGTAAAGGCTAATGGCAGATAACGAAGTAGCGTGGTGGACTAAAGGTAGATTGCAACGTGGCGCCAACATGGGCGGTGATGCCGCTGTGCTTAAAAAATATTTACCTAACATAGCGCAGAATCTTAATTTCATCAAAATGAATCTTTCCTCTCTTGTCAAAATGCAAGAGTCGGATAAAAAAACTCAATATTTTGAAAAACAACGAAGACGATCCGAAGATTATGCTGCAAGATATAAGAAAGTCAAACCAACAAGAGAAGATAAAAAAGTAGTTTCTGCTGAGAAAAAATCGTTCTTTGATATCATCAAAGACGGGCTTTCAAGCATCTTCAAATTTGCTTTACTCGGACTTGTCGCAATAGGTGCATCAAAACTTCTGAGTTTACCAGGAGTTATGGATGGATTGAAAATGTTCTTTAAAAAATTGATTTTAGGTATATCAGAACTTATTCAAAAAGGAGTTAGTTTTTTAACAGACTTATTGAAAGACAATGAAGTTGTTTCGTCTATAACCAAACTCATCAAATCAGTTTTTGTTTTTATTGCTGATGGCATTTCAAGTGCAGCAGATTTTATCAAAAACATTGTAACTGATCCCTCAAATAAAGAAAGTATTGGTAAAGTAATTGTAGCAGTCATTGGCACGGTGTTTAGTGCAATGTTATCCTCAATTGATATTGTTGGAAAAACTTTAGGTCAAAATCAAGAAGCCATAAAAAATGGTATCGTCACAATCTTTACAAAGATTGCAGAAGGAATAGTAGGCGCAATTAAGTTTACAGATTCACTCTTAAAAGATCCAAAGTTTATTGAGTCTGTGGTAAAAATATATGATGCATTAAAAGAATTTATTGGCAACATTTTAAACACTACTATAGGCACAATTCCAGGAATTGGTCCAGTGAATCTGAAGATGGCATTAATAACGTTAGGTGGTGTAGTCGTATTAACGCAACTTGCTTTATCTTATTTCATGGGAAGATTGATTGCTGGATCAGTTGCTAGAGGTATGAAAAGTGATGGAGTTGGTGTAGTTGGTGGCAAATACGGTAAGGCAGCCGCCGCTGTCAATTTGGGTCTTGGTGCTGCTGCTGGATATTTTGCTTATCAGTCTGTTGAGCAATTCAAGGAGGCACAAAAAGCAGCAGAAAAAGATATGATGGAAAGAGTTGCGGCTGAAAGAATGAAAATGCCAGCAGATCAAGTATCACCAACAAAAATTCCATCAGTACCTTCTACAGTTCAATCTTCTTCTGCAATGTATTATGATCCCTCAAAAGGCGGTAACGCAATTAGAGATGTTATTGGCGCTGGTGAAGGCGGTAGAACTGGATACAATGCAACGTATGGATTTGGTTATGGCAAACAAGATCCAAGAATAGAAGAAATGTTTGGTACTGGCAGAAAACTAACAGACTTATCAATCAACGAAGTTTTGTACTACACAACAAAAAGAGGTGCAAATCAAGGTGCTGTAGGTAAATATCAGTTTATGCCTGATACGTTAAGAGGCTTGGTTTCAAAAGCATCTGGTTACGGAATTAATTTTGAAACTAAATTTACTCCAGAAATTCAAGATAAGCTATACGGTTTGTTCTCACAAAAAAACGTTGAAGTGTTAAAGAAAAATAATATTCCTATTACACCCGAAAATATTCACTTAGCACATTCAGTTGGTGCTGGCGGTGCAATAAAGTTGCTTACACATAAAGATCAGAACGCAAACATCTTAGAAGTTCTCGGTCTAAAAGGTGCTGAAGCAAAAACGAATCCACATCTTAACACCTCAATAGCAAATTATAGAGCAACATTGGCTGGTAAATACGGCGGGCAAGGTGGCACCACGTTAGCATCTACAAAACCATCTTTAAATAATGCAATGACTAATGTAATGCCTCCAGAAGGTCAAAATTATTCAATGCAAAATGTTAATGCGAATGTTCCTTCTCCTGCGCCTTCTAATACAAAACCGCCGCCAGAGCCTCCACCCACACTTGGAGAAACACTGGCAAATTTAATATCAACTGGTCCGTCTGGAAACTTTTTAAAACAACTAGACGAAATGACTGGAGGTAAATTAGGTATTTCTTCTGGTGATTTAGCAAAAGCACTGAGAACAAGAAATCTATTTGAAAATGTTGGAGATGTAATTGAAGGCTCAACCAATCTAGCATCAAGTTCTTCAATAGAATTTTCTGGACCAATACCTGGAGTGTTTGACGAAACACTTCTAAGTAAACTTTCAATGGCGTAAAATGACACCTCAAACACCCATAGCAGCAAAAAGAGGCGATTTAAATTCAGTTTTACCTGGTATTGCTAAAGATTTTGAAGCAATAAAAATAGGATTCACAAAACTTGTTCAGTTAAAGAAACAAGAGGGTGCAATTCGTTCATCTGAGGGAGTAAGACAGAGACAACTTGCATACAAAGAAAAATTCAGTAAAGTCAAAATAGATAAAATTGATCCGAGAAAAAGAACTTTAGAAGAACATACAAAAGGATTTTTCTCAACACTTAAATCAATATCCGGTGTTTTAGGTGGCATCTTTCTAATCCTTGGTGCTGCCGGTATAGCAAAGATGATTTTTTCATCAGACGCAGGTAAGTTTTTAGGTAAATTTTTATCTGCCATCTTTACAGGGTTGATTGACTTAGCAAAGTCTGCCATCAACATAGTACAAATTTTATTTCGTGACATAGAAATAAAGTCTTCATTTTTTAAAACGATAAGTGTGATTTTTAAATTAATTGGTGAATCTTTACTCACCGCTTTTGGTATATTTAAAAGTTTTCTATCAGACAGTAGCGTTATAACAGCTATTTTAAATACTATTAAAAATGTTTTTTCTGCAATCTTTAACTCTATAGAATCAATAGCATCTATTGTTGCGGATATCTTTATTCAAAATACAGAAAAAATAAAAAACGGATTAATTGATTTAGTTTCTAAGATTATTGATGTAATAATTCCCATACTAAGCATAACTTCTCAAGCCTTTAAAGACTTAATGAGTAATGAAAAATTCATGGGAAGTTTGAAGGACATTGCAAAAGGTGTTGTTGATTTAATTGTTTCTGTGTTCAAAATAGATTATATTGATACTAAAACAGGAGAACAAAAAAGTGTCGCTGTTGAAATACTCAAAATAATAGGAGAAGCAGGGATTGCTTATTTGGCTTTTTTGGGGCTTAAAGCAAGATTGATAGAAGCGGGTGCAGCAATTTCTGCGACAAACTTTAGCAAAGCGGGACCGTGTGATTGTGGCGCTATAGAGCCATCGGACGACAAAGAAAAAAGGGACGACAAAGAAAAAAGGCGCAGGAGAAGGAACACAAGAAGAACACCGAGAAGTGTGCCGGGAGGTCGTATGCCTAGTGGTGGGGGTGGTGGACCTGTTTCTCCTGAACGATTAAGTCAAATAGAAAAAGCAAGAGGAACAAAAGCAAGCAGAATGGAAAAATTAAAATATCTACTTGAAAAAAAATGGAGACAAATTGGTTTGCTTGCTGAAAAATTTAGATACAGTAAAATAGGTCAAAGTAAAATCATAGACTTAACGATAAGATTATTATATCGTTTGGGTGTAAAGATTGGTGAAACACGTTTGTTTATTATACTGTCTACTCTTGTTGCCGGAGCAGTTGCAAGTGGAACAGGTTTTGCATCAGTAATAGGAATTGCTATTTTGGCTGCAAATCTATACTTTGCATATGACATTATAATTCTTCTATTGGAAAATATTGATGAATTAAACAAAGATATTGAAGATGAAGAGAAAAAATCAGAATCACCGCCACCGAAAGTAGATACATCTCCTATAGCAACACAAGCAGATGTTCGTAGAATTGATAATGCAATTGAAGAAAATAAAGTATCAACTACATCATCGGTACCTGAACCAGCAAAATCAACAACACCTTCACCATCATCAGCGGCAGAAGTTTTAGCCAGACAGAGAGAGATGGCTGGAACAGAAAGTGTCACACCAGAAAGAACAATGAGCAGTTATTCATATGAAGCAACAGCGGCACTAAAAAATAAAATGAAAAAAGGTGATGTTATAGCAGACCCGCATGAAGCGGGTACTGATGTGTTGGCACAGAACATTTCAAGTTTAATACCTAGTTTTGGATTATTTACTGCTTTTGATGATGCTTATCATTCCAAAATGCATCCAAATTCAAAGCATAATTCTGGTTTGGCGATTGACTTCACAATAAATGGTGGTAAAGGTGAATACGCACGTGCAGCGTCAGCACTGAAAAAACATTTACTTGATGCTGGATTAAATATGTCTGAATTTTTTGTTCTTGACGAAGCCAATTATCCTAATAAGTACACGACAGGCGATCACATTCATTTTCAATTTCAATCAAAAGAAGCAGCGGCAAAATACAGAAGCAGATATTCAAATATGCCATTAACTGCATTTGCAAAAGATACTTCACCTGCTGGCGGTACACCATTTACTTTACCAGCACCACAAAACAGTGTGGTACAACAAGCAGAAAAAGAAAAAGAAGAAAAGCAAAGTTTTGCTAGTTTGATGTTTGGCGATTTGACTAAAGGTATGGCAGCACTTGATCAAATGACTGGTGGTAAGTTAGGATTAATGTCCGATGAGATGAGAACTGCAATGAGAACTCTTGAAGATGAAGCAAATAAAGGTGGATCATTCCTTGATTTGTCTACAACTGTTATTTCAAATAAAACCGAAAATAAAAATATGGGATACTCAACAGTTCAACAAACCAATGAAAGCATTTTATCTACGATTCTAAATCGTCAGTACGGATAAAAAAACGCCACCCGAAGGTGGCGTTGCAGTTTAGTCTTCCGCTAGTGACTTGAAATAATCAAGTTCTTCATCTTCAATATCTGGTGAAGAACGTGGTGTGAAGTCTTCAGCCTTGCCCTTAGATACAGGCGCAGCACCATCAAGACCAAGAACCTTATTCAACTTTGCTTGTAACACATCATATGGCTTGAAGTGTTTAGGATCAAGAAACTCTTTGAGTGAGTATTCTTTCTTCCAAATTTCTTCAAGTTTTTTGTCATCACCACCAAATAATGCGGAAGCAGAATCAAACTCAGACTTATCATAGTTACGATAGCCTTCAACTTGACGAATCTTGATTTTGAAGTTTGCGCCTTCCCAGAAATCAAAAGGATTGACTGCCTTTTCATCTTCAAATTGAGGATTCATTGCTTCAGTCAACTTATCAAAGATTTTCTTACCGTACTTGTACAGTTTGATTTGACCTTCGTTTTCCGGATTCTTAGGATCAGAAACAATCAATACATTTGAAATGTATGTCAGACGGCGTTTCTGTTTACGTGCAATTTCTTTGTTTGCTTCAATACCAGAGTTCCACAACACAGAATTATATTCTGAAACTGGATCTTTCTGATTGAGTGTAGTCAAAGAATTTTCAATGTACCAGCCACCTGGTCCCTGAAAGCCATGATTAAAGACACGCGCCCATGGAAGAGCATCATCACCATCTACTGCGGGTGCTGGTAGAAAACGAATGATTGCCATACCGTTACCAGCCTTATCAACTTCAGGTTGCCAAAAACGATCATCTTCTTTGGAACCTTCTGCTGGAGCGTTGATTGACTCAACCGCCTTGGTGAGTTTTTGAAAATCGGTGCGGTTGTTTTTTAGTTTGGAAAAGTCCATATATTACCTCGTATAAAAGTTGTATTAAAGTGTATGTACATCTTGTCCACGTGATTCATTATATACTTGTATATATGTATCGTCAAGAACAGATTGCACGATTTTTATCGTTTTAGCCGTATCTTTGTGAAGAATGCCTATGCCACCAGCCATATTAAAATCATCAATGACATCTTGCGTATCATCAATTAATATAACATCAGATTTTGCATAGTTAGCCTTCAGATGACGACCAGGTACGATATTGGCTGTAAAGTCTATATGTTGTCTTTTCAGCCAGACCTTTTTCTGTCGTTTCACTTCTTCGTGATGCAAACGACCACCAGAAGATGAAAGTATTTCTACAGGTATATCAAGTGAGATGATATACTTCAATAACTCTTTACCGCCAGGATACCAATCTAGCGTTTCAAAATTTCTACCATCAACAAATGTGTTCCAATTATCATCGTGCTTTTCACCACGTTCACGACTACTAGATGCATTTTGTTTGAAGACTTCTTTATATCTTTTGTTGAAGTCTGATACTACACCATCCATGTCTAGGTAGATTTTAGTTATTCGCATCGTATTCTTTCTTGAGTATGATTTTATATTTTGTTGATTCAAATTGTATGAACGGTGTATATTTTTTTATTCTTCTACTGACATTTGGATAGTGAATCGTGTCATTGATTTTCTTATCCCATGACGGCAAAAAGTTGAGTATCTTATTCAGTATACAAATCGTTTCAAGTGAAATTTCATTGTGTAAAAGTTTCTGTAGCAATATTGGATACTCACCGTCATGCACTATTAATGTGTCATTTGCGCTTTCCTGACTCATCAATGATGCAATCTCATTTGTGAAAGTGTATGTCAAAGACTGAATAATCTTCTGACGTTTACGATACTCAATGTCAGCATCATTAGTCAGAAGATGACCTATCCATACATCATGGTTAAGCACCAAATTAGCAACAATATAATCGCGGCATATGTCATCATTTGTGAATCTCCGGCTGAGTTTGTAAAAGTGCCATTTGTCTTTACGATTCTCAAATGCGTCAATACTGGTACTTACTTTACCATTGTACTTAAAGTAATCGTAAGAATCTGAATTAAAGTGTAGTTTGAGAGAAGTGTATAGAGAAAAGGCTTCATATCCTGTCATATCGGTAAACGATTACCTTTCACTTTTAACATATTTAAACGCTCTGCTTGCTCATGAATCTTAGATTTAAGATTTGGTGTAATGAGTGAAGCAGCAACTTCTAATTCTAATCCAGTCTCTTTACAGTGTTCAGTAATAGCCTCAAGATATGTGTAATCTGTATTAGCTACCAACTGTTCAATACGCAAAGAAAACTTTAACATTTCATCTTTTGTAGGCATTATTTTTCAGATGCCTGTGTTAGATTTTGCACCTCAGGTTCTTTTTGTCCAAAAGGCCAGTTGTTGTTTGATATATTTGAAAAATCAAATTGTGTATCCGAACTCTGATATCCTAATACTTTATCTTCCCAAGGAATCACGCTAATGTAACCATCAATTTCATATCCACAACCTTGTAAAAATTCTTTGAAGCGATCTAGAATATCACCAAGGTATAATTCATTAAAGTTTATTTCAAGGCTTTTTTTACCATCATTAGAATCAAACTTGAATGTAAAATTATGATCGTCATTTTCAAAGTGCATTATATATTCCCCTGTTTATTTTTTATTTGATGCGTGTGCGATACAAACAATATCGTCACTCTTAGCATATGAACACCGTACGGCAAGTGGATCAATACCCTTTGCGATTGCATTTTCAATATTTGCTGCCATAAGTTTACGATCATTCAAACCGTAAATACAAATCGCAGCAATGGTTGAAAGTAAAACCAAAGTGATTGATACCGTGGTTATACTACTCAATCCTTTTTCCATCATCTTCTCCTTTTTGCTTGATAAAATACTCATGAATTTCTTTTTACCTTATTGTAAAATAAATGTCTACCTATTTGCACAGTGTATCTCATATTATTCCACATTGGTTTCACATAATCTGCGTGAAAAAACAATGCTCCTTTTGTTGGATCTTTAAATGTTTCAGGATACAAATAAAACTTCAAAGCCATATCAGTTATCTTATTATATACTGAATTGTTATCAACTGTCAATAATTTTCTATCAATCATTGCCTTCGCTCTGCTCTCACAATACCAAGAAAATTGGCAAACTGCACCAACTCTCTGTTTCACCACTCCGCAATATGAATCGGGAAATGCACCAGACTGTGTGCGGTTGTGTGTGACAAATGCAACGGCTAGTTGACCTTTTTCGGGTTCCGCTCCTGCCTCAAAATACATGTTTTGTGCAAGACATTCAACTTCTTGTCGTGCAAATGGTGCCAAATCTTCTAATTGAATTTTTGGTGCAATCGGTATTTCTACTTGTGCTGCCGCATGTCCAGTATAAACAATAAATGCTGCAAATAAACTACAAATCGTTAGTGTGATGTAACGCATACTTTCTCCTATAAGTTAGGAGTGTGCCGAAGCACACTCGTTCCCGTCAGGCAGATTTTTTGCTCTGTGTTTTTTCTGCTGTAATGTTAGATACGAATCCATTCAAGGACTGTGCCTTGGTAATGATGTCGTTTTCTGAGGGATAAGTTGGAAAGGCTGGATGTTCAGGTATTGCTTGTCCGTTTAGTTTAGCGGACTCTACCTTTACGTGCCATTCATTGGTTAGACGATCTTTGTTAGAGTGGTACTCTTCTAGCAAAAGTTCTTTCG